GGTCACGGTAAGGACGGATAAAAACAGGCGTTTTTCACTGAGCATCTCCGGGGCATAGACCGGCTCGTTGGCGATTGTTTTAAACTGTGCCTTGAGCGTCGGTAACGAACGTCGATTCAGAAACGTGACGATTTCAGATACAATCCCGGAAAGCCGCAGCACCTCGTCATCGATGTCTTTACCAATCTTCTGCTGAATCCCGATATCAATGGCCACCTCAAAACTGGTGGATTGGCGCGTCACATTGGCAATCTGAACCGACTTGGGCACCACGGTGATCGTCAGGCTCTTCAGTTCCGCCAACTCATATTCGGGCAGGACGCGGCGATGGACCGTCAAAGGTTCCGAAAAGGCGCCGGTCTTCAGGGCGGCGACAATCGCATCGGCAAGATCAATGGCGATTTTCATAGCAGCCCCCGAATCCACGCCGATACAATCGACCCGGCGACGGTGGTCAGTGCGCCGAGGATAAACCACGTCACCTTGCTGCGGCTGATGCGGTCCTGCTCCAGCCGGTCGAGTCTAATCTGAATCCCCGGCTTGCCGTTTCCGCGCAAGGCGACGTCGATAACGTCGAGCTTCGTGTGCAGTTCCGAAAACTCGTCCTTGCAGACAGTTTCATATTGGTCATTCTTACAGGTCACTGTTACTTCCTTTAGAAATAAATTCGAAGCACGAATATCGAAATACGAAACACTAAAAACAAGGGAACCGCCGAGGACACCGAGAACACTGATACTGATAAATAGATTAAAAACTTCGGTTTCCTCAGCGTCCTCGGTGGTTAAATTAGAATTTTTGACATTCGGATTTTGAATTTGTTTCGGATTTCGTGCTTCGCATTTCGGATTTATACTTGCTTGGTGTGAATCCGATAGGTCTTTTGATTCGGTCCCGTCCAGCGCCAGCAGCCCTGACCGGATAGCTTCATCACTTCAAACTGTTTTCCGTTAACCACAACGATGTCGCCGACCTCCGGCGATAGTCCAAGCGATTCGGCGTCGATGAGAAAATCCCAGAGAAATGCGCCCACCTCGACGCCGGACTCGCCGCTGACCTGATAGTCGGTTTTGCCAAAGACCGCATTGCAGGTCTGCGTCTGTGCATCGCGCCGATACGTGACCGGACTGGAACAAAACCTCAAAAGGTTCTGCTCCAGCCAATCCAAGCCATGGTTCAGTAAGTTGGTCATATCCATGAATTGACAATTGACGAAGGACGTTTTATTCCTTTGTCCATCGTCCATTTATACTATTGTTCCAGCCGTACCCGCACGGTTGCATCGGTCGTTGCGGCCGCGCGTACGGCCTTGCCCAGATAGGGACGGGCCGGGTCGCCCACGACCTTTTCGACACGGCTGTCGGATGCGTTCCACCACAGCTTAGCGCCGGCGGCGATGTCGGTGCCGCCGCCGGTGGCCTTGGGAACGTCAAAGACGCCCACGGTTGCCAAAGCGCCCCGTTGACCGACTGCGATGTCCAGCTTGGCGATGGCGATCAGGTCGCCCTGAACCACCACGTCGCCGGCAGCAACTGCTGCACCGGGGGTGTAATCAATCGAATCACCGTTGTGAATAAATTGTGCTGTTGCCATCATTTTTTCCTTAAACAAGGGATTTTAGTTGACTTATAAGCGAACTTTATGTACGCTATAGCGTACGGTTAATAAGAAATTGTAACCCTAACTGTAGGACAGGTCTTATGACGACCATTACCGCCACAAACGCTCGAAAACAGCTTTATAAGCTCCTTAGCCAGGTTCAGGAGTCCCACGAGCCCATCTGCATTACCGGCAAGCATGGGGCAGGCATCCTGATCTCGGAGGAAGACTACGCCGCCATTCAGGAGACGCTTTACCTTCAATCCGTGCCGGGTATGACCCAGAGCTTGCTTGAAGGCCGTCAGACGCCGCCTGACGAATGCACCCCGCTTTCGGAGTTTGCATGGCCCGATACGAAGTCATCCTGACCAAAGCCGCCGTCAAAGATGCCGATAACATCGTCGCTGCCGGATTAGCCCCAAAAGTGAGAAAACTTTTGGCACTGATCGAAGAAGACCCGTTTGCGCCCTATCCGCCGTATGAAAAACTGCTTGGCAATTTGACGGGGCTGTATTCTCGCAGGATCAACATTCAGCATCGTCTGGTCTATCAGGTCTTGACCGAAGAACATCGCGTCAAGGTGTTGCGGATGTGGTCACATTACGAATGACCTGATCCGCTGTTTACGCCTGGCCTTTCATGAGCAAGGCCGCGCGGTGATCCTGCTCGCGAACACCAAAATCGATATACCCGCGGAACTGAATACCCAGTGTGTTGAAATCGGCGTCGGTCTTTTCGACGGTGGGGCGATCCACCCCGTTGAGGAACGCCACCTCGATGGCCGGCAGCCGATTCGGGTCGGCCAACAGATACCACGCCTTGTTGCTGGCCCCGGCAAACGACGGGTTGGCCAGATACGCACTGGAGACGACCTCGAACTTGCCCGCATGCGGATTGTTGGCCGGTTTGCCCTTGTTGGTCGTGGTCGTCTCGTTCAAGAGCAGCGAGGTCATCAGCATCTGCGCCGCGACCTTCAGCGCCGTCGGTACCAGCAGGATGGAGGCATCTACACCCAGGGGGCGACCGGTGGGCTTGGTCTGTTCGCTGAAGGTCACCTCGGCCAGCGTCAGGCCGTCGACGCTCAGTACCGTATCAGCGCCTTCCTTGTAGTTCTTATGCTCGGACGAGAAGAAGCTGTTGGGATTGGAGAGCAGCAGCCCCCACACCGCATCGGCAATCGCCTCGGCCGCGCCCATGCCGATCTGACGCGGGATATCCGTAAAGGCGCCCAGGTCATCGTTGATAATCATCTGACGGGTCAGGGCAAACATAATCCCGTGCGTATCGGCCTTCTGGCCGTAGGGCAGCTCATCGAGCTTGCCGTGCTTGATCTCGCCGTCAGCGCCGACTTTTTCAAAGGTAAAGCTGCCCGTCATCCGGTAGCGGCTGTGCTCTTTGAAATCGTTGACCGTGGCAATCTTACAGATTTTGCGCCAGGCGTCCTCGATATAGGTGTAGCCTTCGAGCAGCATCTTGTTGGCGACGTTAGAGAGGATGCCCGGCAGCGACAGGGTCGAGAACGCCGCCTGCAGCCAGCCGGAGGCGTCGCGTCGAAACCGCGGGAAGTGGGCCGCCCCCGAAATCCGCTCGCAGTATTCCTGAATGCCGATCCCCCGCAGCCGGTCGGCGGCGTCCAGCGTCGCGGCCTCATACATCGCCTGCATCCGATGATCCTGCACACCGGCGGCCATCAAGGCGACGGCCTCATAGACCTTCGGATCGCCGGGCTGACGAGTGACTTTCGCTGCCGGGGCCGACGGACGTGAGGCCCGCAAGACTTCCAATTCGCAGCGCGTCGCGTCCCAGCCCTCGCTGATGGCCTTGGCCTCGATATCGGCGTGCTGGCCGGAACAGATTGTCTGAATCGCCTGGATACGTCGGGTCTCATCCACCATCCGCTGACGCATCGCAAGCACAGGGTCATCCACGACCGGAGCAGCGGCCTGGAAGTTGTTCGGGGTGTCGGTCTTCGGCTTTTCCTGTGCGACCGACGCGGCGGGGGTTGTTTTGTCTTCATGCATCGAAGAGTCCTTGTCTGAAGTGAGTGGCGTGTCTTGTTTTTCAGGCGTGGCCTGACCGGCGGCGACCGTCGCGGTCGTTTGGGAGTCTGCTGCGTTATCCACGAAACTAATCTCCTTAAGAATCGATTGACGAATCACATAGACGGGACCGTCAAACGAACGACCGTTGACGTGAACCGTTGAACCATTGGGAATAAACTCGGCCTCCAGGATGTCGGCCCCGATACTGGCCTGCCAGGGAAAGCCCCGGCTGCCGCTCTTGGCCACATCCCGCGCCCAGCTGGTGTCGCGGGAGATCAGGCCGTCGGCCAAAATCTGACCGTTCTCAATCACCACCCGGTCGGTATGGCCGACGCCCTGTTTGGGTTGGTGGTCCAATCGGGCGGGAATGTTCTGACGGTCGATGGACAAGCCTTCCAGGTCCACCACGACCGGATGCGAAAAACCCTCAACCTTCATCAGACCGCCCGTATAGGCGACCATCGAGAACCGCGGCACGGCCTTTTCATCGGACGCCGCCTCAATCGTCAAGGGACACTCAAATCGAAACTGTTTCTGTTGCTGGCCGCTATTCTTCATCGTCATCTTCCTCGACTAATACGGTGGGGGTTAATGTTTCATCCATCAGACCCAGTTGGGTCAACAGTTGTTTTTCCTTCGCGCGTTGGTGCAGCTCGGTCTCCCAATCCCGGCCCTGACGCGCAAACTCGGCGGCCAGTGTGGTGGTATTGGAGTCCAGCCGAATCCGCTGGGCGTTGGCCTCTTTGACCGGATCGACGTGCTCAACCCCGTCAAAGAACCACTCGTGGGGGACTGACCGAACCGTGCGCACCGCCTGCGGCAGGAATCCTTCAATCAGCGCCGCTTCCCACAACCACGCCTTGAGCACAGGATTCAGTACGGCAATCGACAAATCGGCCTGCTCGTTCTTGATCTTTTTGAAAAAGCCCTGATTATCCAGCCGGCCTGACGCGTAGTTGTAGCCTTCAAAGTTACCGAACGCGATGCCGAACGGCATACACAGGCAGCGGCAAATCTCACAGAGCGTCTGCTTGACAAAATCGCGATACGCCGTCGTCGGCTGTTCGGGACGAACTTGACTGAGTTCCCACCCTTCGGGCAAGACCGTCGCCATCCGGCGTTCCAATTCGACCTTGTCCATCGGCTCGCACTCGGCCGCCTCGCCGCCGGGCGGGGTCTTGGTAAACAACACCATCGCAAACTCAGCCGCGGTCTCGGCCGCTGCCAGGACCGCCAGTGCATACCGCCGCAGCTGGGCAAACAGATTCAGCGCCGGCGTCAATTCACAAATCCCCCGTCGCTGGCCGGGACGCAGGTGTTTGTACCAGTGCACCATCGCACTGGCCGGAACCCGCAGATAGTCCTGACTGACGCCGCCCATGTCACCCGGATGGTCTTTGAGGACGTAGTAAAACGCCGGGTTGCCGTAGGCGTCGTACTCAATGCCATCGTTAATCCGCTCATCGCCCATCAACTGAATGGGCGTCTCCACCCGGTCGGCCTCGATCAACTGAAAATCCAGCTTGACCGTCGTCTCCAGGGCCGGATTGGTGGTCAGCATCGCAAATGCCTCGCCGTCCATCGCATACGACCTGCGCATGGTCTTGAGCTTGTCGGTCAGCCGCACCGCCTCGGCCCATTGCTCAAACTGCAGCTCGACCCGGTTGCACTGGACGGTATCGGGCAATCGCAATTGAAGCCGTGGGCCAGTGCCGATGAGGTAATCGGCCAGCGTCTCGACAATCCCGAAGGCATACGAATTGTTCGCTACCTCGTAGCGGGCGCGGTTGCGCAGCGTCCGCCGCACCTCCGGCGTCATCGCCGCCTGGGCGCTAAGTCCATCCGCATGCTGCCAGTACCGGGCGTATTCGGTCGTATGCTGTGCCGCATCATACCGCGCCCGCAGCGTTACCGTTTTAGGGCCGCGCGAAACCTTGTTTTTTCGTCTAAACCAACGCATAGATATTGTCGATGGACGATGGACGATGGACGAAGTAAAAATCGTCCATCGTCCTTCGTCCATTGTCCATTCAAACCGCTCCCGGCGGGATAAGCTGCACCCGCTTAATCCCCAGACCCCGTCCCCGTGAGGCGCCTTTATTGGCCAGATACTTATCCGCCTCGATGAGGTCCTTGAGATTTTGCTGCTCAACCGAGCCGGCGTCGCCGCTGGCCTTTGACGGGCCTTGAGCGACTTCGTTAATGTTGTCTTCCAAACCCATACTTCACCGTCTTCTTTGGGCGCAAAAAAAGACGGCAGCGAGATGGTGAGGCACCTCACTGCCGTCTTGTTTTTTGCATTACTCCGCATTGTCGGGGATCAGCCGACGCCGCAGAACCCAAGTTTTCAAAAGAGCGTTATGTTACACCCGCGATCATACGCAGCCGAATGATGCAGGACAAGTGAAAAAACGTAGGGTTTATGACACCGTTGCTATATCTGGTAAAAATATTATTTACGAATCACACGCTCAACCGAAGTCATCGTTTTTCCGCAGTGTCGACACTTGCGGTAGCGAATAATTTTGTTTTCCTGATTGACTGTTCGATACACAGAGAGGTGCCGGCACCCACACGCGCCGCAGACAATACCCACGGCGCTGGCATGCTGCAATTCCGATAAGACCAGTTTTTTCGACATTATTTCCTCCGTGCCAAGTCTGACAGTTTCAGACGTTTACGCTGTTGAACGATTTCACCTTGTGTGCCGAACAGTTTGATCCCTTCCATCGAGGCGGCGACCGCACAGCCGACCAGGCCGTCCAGCCAGTGGTTGTCCGGTCTTAGCGCCTTGAGCTTCCATTCATCGACCACCCGGTCGCGAGCGGCCGTGCGGATGCAGTACTCGGCCGTCAGATGGTCGGCCAGCAGCCGATGCGTCGCTTGGTCCCGGCCAAACAGCGACAGACACCCCGGGTCGCCCATCGCCACCGATAAGCGCGCCTGGACAAAGGATTTCCAGTAATTCGTATCGATGACAATATGCCGCACCTGACGTTTGCCGAGGATATTGGGCATCCGCCAGTGCAGCCCCACCCGGTCGCCTTTTTTCCGCTTGTAATCGGCAAACGGGATCGACGATGCGCCGACATACTTGCCGTGCGACGGCAGGACAATCCCGGCGTATTGCGATTGCCGACAGAACTGATACACCACATCGGTCGATTGACCCCAGTTGGCGTCGATCAGACAGCGCGCAATCCGCATATCCATCCCGTCCTCGCGCCGATAAATCCGACCTAACCGCTCGGCACAGAGGGCTTCCAGGCCGTGATAAATCGCGCCTTCCAGGCCGGCGTCGGGCTTTTGAGCGGAAAGCGTGCGGCGAATGTCCCGCAGCGTAAAATACAAGCGTTTCTGCTCCGGCCAGACGCCATAGTCCACCACATAGCCCGTAAACTCCGGCTCCCAGCCGCACAGCATCCAGAACAGGGCCTTTTGCTGGATGTCGATAAACAGCGTCAGCGTCGAACAGCCCAGGGGAACGGTACCGCGCGGATGGCCGTTGACCTTTTCGACAATCTCATCGGCCGTCAGCATCCCCTCGCCTTCTTTTTCCTGGATGGGTTCGTTTTGGTATTCGGCAAAGAACGCCTCTTCGTCCCGGAACTTGAGATTCATCGCGTGCTGAATCGCGCTGATCTCATCGGGGTTATGCCGCTGGGGCCAGGCGACCATCGCCCCGGCATCCATCGCCTCACGATGTTGACGGTAGAACTCGGTCGCCACCGAACCGTCGCCATCGTTGCGCAGCGAATCGGCGCGGATTTCGGCATACTGCTGCCAGAGTTTTTCGTTCGTCGGGAAGGCATAGATCATCTTCGTCCGCTCCCCTTGCCATTCGGGGTGTTTTTCGCGGTCGAGGATATTGTCCGCCATGTCGCCGGGCCGAATGACGGTGCAGGCCATCAACCCCGAAATCTTCTTGCCCGGCCCGGCCATACCCAAGACATCCCCGGCCAAAATGGCCTCACGCCGCTGCGATTGGGAGGGGCTCCAGGCACTCTCGGTGGTCTGGGGGTCATCGACCATCACCAGCTGCGGACGCACCACCTTGCCATCGGCGCGGGCGTGGTTTTGGCCGCGGATGTCCGATCCTTTCATGCCCGAACACGAAATCACCACACCCGAAGCGGCGCTGCCGGCAATCGTCGGCAACACGATTTTATCGTTGAGCCATTCGATCCGCGTGGCGATGCCGTTGACCGTCTGACCCCGCTGGCGGTGCGTAATCCGCTCCAATGCCCGAATGGGGAAGGTGACCTCCGGAAAATCCTCGTTCAATAGGTCGTTGGTCTCCAGCCAGACCTTCAACGTCTCCAGCAAATGCTGCGCCCGATCCGCCGAGGCGGCGATCAGACAGACAAACGGCGTTGCGCCAATCAATGCCGCCCACAGACACGCCATCTGCATCATGGAGGTTTTGCCGCTCCCGCGCGCCATGGCCAACGCAAACAATCCCCCCTTGAGTACCGCCTGTTCAATCTTGTCAATGACCTTCAGATGGTCATCCGACCACGGCAGGTAGAACACATCCGGAAAATACCGCTCGCAGAAAAACCGAAAGCTCGAAATCGCGTGCGCCCTGCGTTCGGGATTGACGACGTCCGGGATGTCGCCGATGTCCCGCCCGGCCCGTGCCAATTCCAGATTGCGCTGACGTGCGGCCTCGCGCATCTGGTCATACGTGCGGGTCGGCTCCGGCGGCGTCAGATACGCCTGCATCAGCCACGCCGCATAGCGCAACAAATCCACCGACTTATCGTCGCCGATGGTGTAACCGGCCGTGTTGCGATGTCGGCGCAGTGTGCTGTCGGTCAATACCGTGCCGAATCCAGCGGAGTTGAGTATCCGTATCAGCTCGGCCGGCTTGATTTGGGTGGGATTAATTTTCGCCAACGGAAACCTCTCTGGCTAAAAACGCGGTGTATTCAATCAGATTTATCGTCCCGGCCGCCGAGACGATCCCGGCCGTTCTGGCAATAGCCAGTACGTCTTGTCCGGATATCGCTTTGCGGCTTGCCCGGCTTAACAATAACACCAGTTCCTCCGGCGTCAGCGCTGTGATTTTAAGGGGTTTTTCCATTGCTTACCTTCCTTGTCCAGTGTGATGTGTAAGCACTCTTTCGTTTATTAAAAAATACTGCGAAACCTTTAAGAATAATGAGTTATTTGCCTTGGCTTCCTGCGCGATATATGCGAATAGATCAGTAATGAACGTGAATATTGACAATGCAAAACGAAAGGACAAAACGATGAAGCTTTTCAATTTATACCAGACGGTCACGATTGCCAAAGGCCCATTCAAAGGCACCCAGGGCAAAGTGATGGGATACCACGACGGCAAATACAACCTCCGGTTTGGCGGCAAGGGAAAAGCGGTGGTCTTTTGCGATTTCCTGCCGCACCAGATTAAACGATAACGAAATCGCAAAACCGAAAGGACAGAACAATGAAACGCATTGACGAAAACGCAAAAACGACCGCCCTCGAAAAACTCAACGATCTGCTGGCCGAGACCGAAGAGCCGAATGTCGCAGCGCTGATTCTGCAGGCGATGGATATGCTCTGCGACGCCCATCAGATGGAGATGCCCGAAGAGGCGATCACCGTCAACATCGGGCTGGACGATTATTTCGGTCGCGATGTGTTGACCTTGCGGTAAACCCAAACCCCATACAGAGAGGACAGAACGATGAAACGAAGCGAAAAACACGCTGCCATCATCGCTTATTACGAATCGCTGGGCTATGAAATCGTCGGCTGGAAAGACGGGTATTGGCTCCGCAAGGACGGTCAAAAGACCTTCATCCTCACCGCCAAGGCCGCCCGAGCGGCTGGGATTAAGCCAACGCCCCGACCGCGTAGAGTTGCACTGCCCTGGGGCGATTATGCCACCGTGGCGATGCTGAACCGTCCCCGACCGAAATAACCTCAAACACGAAAGGATAGGACGATGGAGCCCAAACGCACACGAGAGGACGAGCTGGCGTATTTGAAAGATTATCTTGTCAGCCACGGCATCGACCCGTTCTGGGCCAACTCGGCGCTGGGATGGGTGCGCCGCGTGATGGCGGGCAATACCCACTGGGTGACCGACCTGCGGTATCCGCGGGTGAGCCGCCATAAGGACTACACGGGCTGTATCCGGCGGCTGACGGTGCGGTGCACGCTCCACAGCGCCTCGGCCGATGCTCCGGGCAAAATTATCTATACCTTCGGCGTGGGCAAAAAAGGAGGACATCGTGTTGAAATCAAGGCGCTTTAGTCCGGAATCATCCATCCCCGACGGCCATGCGCCAGCGCCCACGTTGGCGCGTGTGCGGCGATCTCGCATCGAACCAAGCATCCCTCCGGATTCTCTGCCATTTTCAACAGGCGCAAACGTGGGCGACGTGGTGCGATATTCGCATACCTCCGCAATTTTGGACAATACGAGCTTCGTGTTATTGGCCGGTACTCTCGGAAGAATTAAAAAAAACTGCGAATATTCAATTATTATTCCATTATTGCCCTTGGCTTTGATTGAAAAATATGCGATCTGATCAGTAATGAAGTTGAACATTGAAAATCGAAAACGCAAAAAACGAAAGGACAAGACGATGAAAACACGAAACGCACAAGAGATTGCCGCCCGATACAACACGGTCAAAAATGACATTGCCAACCTGCTGGGCTTTTTTGAATGCGAACTTTCCAAAGAACGCCCCGTTCTGGACTGGTCCAGCATCGGTACACTCCAGAAGGTCCGCGGCGACCTGATTTCCACGCTGGCGTTTATCAGCGGGTTTTCCGAAGACCAAATCAGCGAGACGCTCGAAGAGACGCGCGTCGAGAACCCCAACGCATAACCGAAAGGACAGGCGATGAAATTCCAAGTGACCGAATTTAAAACCGCACACGAAGCGATAGAACACGCCGTCGCCACCGACGGCATCGCCGTCCGCCTCAACGGGCAAAACCTCGTGGTCAGCGAAGACGACATCGACCGGTTGATGGACAACGGTATCGGTTTTGCATATCTGGATGACCGCAACGGAACGATTGTCACCATTCCCGTCAACCCATAACCGAACGGACAAACCCCATGGAAACGAACATTGAAATCCAGACCGTCGAAGCAAACATCAAAACGCTGTCGGCCCATACCAAAACGGAAGCGGCGACCAGCCTGGACGACTGCTCGGACATCTTGAGCGCCCTGGGCAACGAGCACGAGATTATCCGGCTGGTCCAACGCATCAAAAGTGAGCTCAATGACCTCAAACGCCGCTACGACGAGATGGCGACCCAATTCGATGCCTACGGCGAAGGGGTGATTTACAACATGGACATTCGACTGCCGGAGTTGAAGGCTCAATTGCGATGCCGAAAAGAAGCCCGAACCTTGTATGCCGGGCTGCTCAAATAAAACCCCCACCTCCGAAAGGATAACGGTATGAAAACCAATGCCCCTTACAACACGTTCAAAACCGACCTCAATCGGTTCCTGATCGCCATTGTGGATTGGCAAAAGCAAGGCCAGGATGCCGCTGACAAGGCCGACGTTGACACCGCCAACCGGTACGATGAGGACGTTAAGGATTTGACGGACATCTTCAATGCCCTCCAATCCGGTCATTATCGGGCGGCTTGCGAGCTGGTCTGGCAACTGGACACGATTGTCAAAGACCAAATTCCCAAGCGCCTGTACAACTATATCGCCACGGCCGCCGGATGCCGTTAAAGCCAGCCGGTTATGTCCGGTGTTATTGGCCGGTACGGTCGAATATCTTAAAAAATACTGCAAATAATCGGAAAATAAGAGAATAATTGACTTGGTATGTACCGCTGAATATGCGAATAGATCAGTAATGGCATTGAACATTGAAGACGCAACAAACGCAAAACGAAAGGATAAAACGATGCGAAAGACAAGCAAAACCGAAATCAAAAATGCATACGACAACGCCCGGTTTGACATTGACAGCCTGATGAACCTGATGGAGACTGAATTGGCCAAGCCCCAGGACAATCCGAATTGGGGACAGGTCGGGGACATGCGGCATGTGCGACACGAGCTCCTTGAATTGGTTTCGCATTTGACCGGCCGCTCGGTGGCTACGCTCCGCGAGGCGCTCGAAGAATTGCGCGAGGACACCGCACTCGATAACGAAACCCAAAACGCATAACCGAAAGGAACAGACCCATGAAGATTATTGAGATGAAACTGGCCGG